AGACATCGCAGGGAACACTGACTGGAGATATTCAGTGAGCGACTCACCCGTGAAGTTCTTTGTCGAAAGATGCTCTGCGACTTCCTTGTATGTATTCATCTTAGTCGATGCTACGCCGAGCGTACGCTTTACTAGTTCACCATCAAATGACCGGCGATGGTTAAGACGTACAAAGAGGTCACTAGAAGTACCCAGAGAAAGAGTAAGAGTATTATTACATACGACACGAATCGGAGTAAACCGGATATCAATGCACTTCCCATACTCATGAGGATTACTAAACAGAAGATAAGAATCGACACGGTCACCTCCGAGAATCTCAAACGAGTCCTTAACCTTTGCCAAGGCCCAGACGTTCTTTCCTTCACGGAGAGAACCAGCAGTGTGCATCTCCATATCACCTGCATCTACGAAGTCCTTGAAGAACTCGAATGCTGTATGATTCTGCACAGGATTCCAATCTTCTGAGATGTTCGAAAGGATCTTGTTGTCAGAAGAACGCACCAAAGCACTCTGTCCCGTAGGAACAAGCTGCTCGCCGATACGAACGAATGCCGGGATCTTATCTACAGTCCAATCAAGGCCTGCCTTAACGAGCATCTGATCTGGCGTCAGATCATTGAGGACTGGAACACCCAGACCGTGCCAAGGAGTCTCACCAGCGTATGCCATAGTTTCTACTAAATGTGCCATCTTATATTTCCTTTGTGTGTTTCTATTATTTGATATTAAGGTATTATGATAAAAGTGTCAACCGTTTTTTACATGCTCCAATAAGCCTCATTTGCTGGATTGCAGATATAAGGAGTAGAAGCAAGGATCTCGATCTGCTTGCCACTCATCAAGTTCGTGACAATCTTTGTACGCTTGGACTCGATGAAGACCTTACGATACCCATAGACCTGGGATTTGGCTGTATCTAGCTTCTTGCCCATCTTATGGCACATCTCTGACACGATCTCGAGATTAGTCTCGCCACGGTTCATAGCTGCCAGGATGAAGTTCTTGACTTCGTATTTCTTAGAGCGAATCATTTTCATTTCCTTTGTTTTCATCATATTATTAATATAAGGTATTATGATAAAAATGTCAACTGTTTTTTTAATTATTTTACGATGTGTAAGTAAAGATTTTCCTGCAAGTGCTTGCTACTTCCACTCACCATTCTTAACAGTTTCAAACATATCTTCTAACGACTCTTGGTCATCGTTCCAGATTCGAACTTGGTCAGCGACCAGCTCTTCGCCCGTCTCGTTGTTCTTGATGTACAAGTCAAAGCAACCTAGGGTTTCTTTGCTGTCTTCTGCTTTAACGATCTGATACTTCATGGTATTTTCCTTTTTCTTTGTTTTCATCATATTATTAATATAAGGTATTATGATAAAAATGTCAACCGTTATTTTCAAAATAACGCACATCAGCTGCCGTGGTGCATGGATCCTCTGCCATAATCTTGGCAGTCAATGCCTCCATCAGGTCGTCAATAATTTGGCCCAGATCCTGTGCGTGGCCGTATGCCTCTTCGTCCATGGCCTTGCCGTAGCTGATCTCGAGGAAGTCCAGGGTCGACCGGATCTGCTCGATGCTGAGGTAGTTGTACATGCTGTTTTCCTTTGTTTTCATCATATTATTAATATACGATAAAACTTAGAAAATGTCAACTGCTTTTATTAAAAAAATAAAATTAATTTGAGTGTTTTTTCATCGTGCCGTCAGGGGACACATGATACGCATGGAAGCGAGTCTTGGGATACTCGTGTTTCAATCCGAGGAAAGCATCGAGGTTTTCCTTAGAATCGTCATACATCTTGACATGCGAATAAGGATGTTTATCCAGATGCTGTCTGATATAGACTAACTTCTTGTGAGCAGGCGGCGCATTGCCAGGTATATTTCCTGCCCTATAGACATGGATGCTGTCCATGTCTTTGATGCCGTGAGCAGAGAGCGTCTTTATGAACTTGTCTTTATTGTCAAGATCTGCTCTTGCTGTATTGATGATAACTTTATTTTTAGGATTCTTGTTTGTCGTAGCTTGCACAGCATTTATGGTGCGGATCATCTTCTTGATAGGATGGGAATGGCTGAAGACCTTAGAGCTTCTAAACTCGCTGTAATCATATTGATGATCTGGGTGCAATTTGTGAGTGTTATATTCAGAAGGAGAGAGCTTTTTGACAGTATTACCCGCTTTATCTTTGACATGGATCTTAGCATCGGAATGAACCAATGTGTCGTCCACATCAAAGACGTGAAGAGCGGAGTTTTCTGTTATGTATTCTCTAAATGATATCATGCTGATATTTATCAGTTACACATCGTCTGATACTGCTGAACCCACTGATAACCATTCCAATAGCTACCCATGAATATGTTCTGACACATCGGTTGATATCTAGGTTGATGATAATACTGGGGTTGATTCATAAGCATACCACCCAGGATCAGTCCACCTACGATGCCACCAAATACTGCACCATTGTTGTTATTATGGCGATATTGTTGGTGCTGATGGTTATGATTATGGTTGCGCTGTCCTGCTTCTGCGGACATTGTGCTTACTATCAATGCAGCTGCAATTGCTAACTTACGCATATCTCTTCTCCATACGTTTACGGTTATAGGAACCGGTACCTTTTTTAGACATAACAATACGCTGGTGATACTTACGATCTGCCAGTGCTTTTGCCGATGCTGATTTGTGTGCCGTTGTTTTCATATTATTAATATACGTTATTATGATAAGAATGTCAACTAGTTTTTATAAAAAAATTGCCGTCTTTATCTTCTATCAATGCAGTGCAGCTTTCGACCCAATCGCCACAGTTCATGTAGGCCAACCCATCTATATCACGTATATTTGGATGATGAATATGACCACAAATAATACCAGAAGCACTTTTCGATTTTGCATAATTTAATAGACTCTCTTCGTAATCTGAAATGAAATTTACAGCCTTCTTTACCTTGTATTTTGCCCAGGCGCTTAGCGACCAATAAGGTAGATTGAACGTTTTTCGGATCTTAGCAATGACTGTATTAAGCATGATAGAGACATCATATGCCCAGCTCCCAAGATGACTGAGCCACTTCATCTTATTGACTATCACATCAAATTGATCGCCATGCAAGACCATGATCTTCCTGCCGTCAACGGTCGTATGGATTATAGTATCTTCTATGACGATATTGCCAAACATCTGAGGAGCGAACACCCTCAGGAACTCGTCATGATTTCCGGCAATGTAATAGATCTTAGTTCCCTTGCGACCTTTACGCAAGATCTTCTGTATCACATCATTATGCGATTGAGGCCAAAAAAAATTCTTGCTGAGAGCCCAACCATCGATCAGGTCCCCAACAAGATATAAGTTATCACATTCAAACGTTTTTAAAAAATCTAATAGTAGCTCTGCCTGGCACATCTTAGTTCCGAGATGAACATCAGATATGAAGACCGAACGATAGTGCTCCATCTTAGTATCGATTGCCGATTGTATATTTAGTGATCAGATTCCAGTTCCCTTTTTCTTTGAATGGGATAATCTTTATCTGATTTAAAGGGATGTCTGTATTGTTTGTCTTATTAGGATCTGCTTGTTCTATCAGATCCCACTCGTCTAATAGATTCACGATCCTATTGCGTCTTGCTATATCACCTTCAGAGAAATCTGCGTTCTTTCCATCTAGAAGGAATAGCTCTTTAAAATGAACGATATAATATTTACCTTGCTTGTGCAAGATATGGCATGATTGATATAGGGTATTTTCTTTCTTAGAAGCAAGACCTATTCTAGATAGAGTCTCTTTTACTTTTAGAAAATCTTCTGGATTTTTAAGGTACACCTCCACCATCTGATTCAGATCGAACATAATTACCACCTTTTGTTATTCTTATTCTTATAAGGTCAATTTGTTCTTTTGATAACAACTTTGATATCTCAAGAGCTCTGATATAATTTACGTTATAATATTCTTGAATAACATCGACAGGTTGATTCTCCTGTTTCTTATGCCATTTAGAAAAACGCTTACCACAACGTATACTATTTATGTAATAGTCATTTTTCAGAATGTTATCTATCGAATTTGTGCGGTTTATCTCATTAGCGTACATAATAGTATCAGAAAAGTATGACAATGCTCTATTTACTACAAAAGAGTTGTATTCTTTTTCTATCAGGGCAGGATTATCAGATCCTCTAATCAGATCCTTCTTGGTGATATTGATTGCGTTGACGAAATCAAAGGGGTTCATTCAAACACCACAGACATCATCGTTTCAGTCAAGAATGCTGCCATATTGATCTCATGATCGGCAGCGAATGCTGCTTGATACTGATACTTGCCGATCAATATGACGAGCTCTGGGATAGAGTCAGGTTTGACATGAGAATAGACAGTATCATAGAACTTACGAAATAACGCAGCAGAATCAGAGTCAGAGTTTTCTGCTACCCATAGGCGCATCTCTTTGAAGTTCCGGGCCTTAAGGATATTGACGAGAGCCTTAAACTTCTCGTCAGATAGATTGACGAAGATACCAGAATCGATGGTGCCGTTTACGGAGTATCTCTGTAGTTCATTAAGCACACGACGCCAATCAGGCATATGCTTAGAAACAAGATCAGCAACAACAGCTTTGTCATAGGTAATGTTTTCCGTGTCTAATATCTTGCAAGTCCTCTTAAAGAACTGCGAAGCCAACTTAGGTATGTCACTCTTTGCAAACTTAAAATCTACGACCGAACATCTCGAGTGTAGGGGCTCGATGATGCGCTGCTTAAAGTTACAGGTGAGTATGAAACCGCAGTTCCTCGAGAATTCCTCCATGAAATTGCGTAGAGCTGGCTGCGTTGAATTTGCATTAAGGTAGTCGGCCTCGTCAAGGATGACGTACTTTCTGCCTCCCGCAAAAGATACCGAGGAAGCAAACTGTAGTATCTCATTCCTAAGTGTATCGATGTTCCCATTCATGCTCCCGTTAATTATGATATAATCTGCATCTATCTGCTCTAACATGGCGCGAGCCACTGTGGTCTTACCCACACCAGCCCCGCCTGCTAGGAGTAGATTCGGAATCTTTTCTTTGTCTACGAACTGCTGAAATGCTGTCTTCAATTCACCAGGTAGCACACAATCACTTATATTCTTCGGCCGATACTTCTCGACCCATAGAAATTCATCACGAACCATAACCATCTTAATACGACCTTAGTTTTTGAAAGAACTTGTAGCTTCTGTAGCAACATAATAGCGTACGCTAGGTTGATCTGGTTTAGAGTCAGATGAGAACAGAGCTAACCCCTTAGATGATATCTTAACATTATAGTTAGTAGAAATCAACTTAATAATGTTCTCTGCCTTGAAGATCATATTGAAACTGATATCAGTCGTTCCTAACTTGATATTGAAAGCATCAGTGCTAGGATTCTTAGAGTTAGTGCAAGACATCTTAAGGTTTGCGCCGTCACCTACGACAGCAATATCTGGGAGTTGCAAGACACCCGCTGCTCGTACAACCTTCTGCAGATCTTCTTGGGTGATGTCGAAATCAATGTCAGCACCCGGGAAATTGATATCTTTCTCAGGTGGTGTGACGATCATAGAAGGATCGGCATAGGTATAGTTCAAGGTCTGGCTACCTGAGATGATAGTCATCTGTTTCTCACCGAAATCCAATTCTGGTTCATTGAATAGCGAGAGAACACCCAGGAATCTAGACAGTTCATAGATCGCGAACTGTGTAGGGAATGTCTCCTCAACAGTCGCCTTAGCAAAGATGGACTTTTGAGGAGACACAGTAGAAAGCATGCTGCCT